ATCGTATGGGAGCAGTATCTCAGACCAACACTAGCCGACAAGCAAGGCTGGGCGCTCTTTACAACAACACCAGAAGGATACAACTGGGTATATGATTTATGGCAACGCGGAAAGTCGGAAGAATTTCCAGACTGGGATTCCTGGCAACACCCAAGCTGGGAGTCTCCATTTTTCAAAGATGACATTGAAGAGCTAAAGAAGACACTTACATATGAAACATGGCAACAAGAGTTCGGAGCGCAATTCACCAGCTTTTCAGGGAGGGTTTTTCCGTTTGATCGCACCATACACATCCAAAAACTCAAGTATAACCCAGATCTTCCAACCTATGTGGGTATCGACTTTGGATACCGCACAAGTGCAGCAGGATTTTTTCAAGTCGAACAACATCCAAGTAAAGATAAAATTTATCTCATAGATGAAGTGTGGGAAGAGAATATCAAGACCGAAGACTTTGCAGATAAGATTAAAGCAAAAAGATACCCTATTATCCGTTATTTCGGTGATCCAGCAGGAGGAGGAGTACAAGCGCAGAGTGGAATTGGAGACATAGAGATTTTTAGGAAGAAAGGCATTAACGTTGAATACAGAAGAGATAAGGTCTCACGCAACATTCCAAACGGTATTAGTCATATGCGTACTTGGTTTGAGGATGCTTCTGGAAATACCCATTTTTACGCAGACTCCAGAGCAGAAAAGTTTATATCTAGCTTTGAGAACTACCGCTATCCAGAGAAGAAGAAAGACCAAAGACTTAAAGAAGAACCTCTAAAAGATGGACTCAATGATCACGCCTGTGATGCCAGTAGATATTTCTGGTGTAATCTTTTTCCAATTAAAAGTAGAACCGCAGGAACGGTAGATTGGTAAATAAATGATAATACAAGATCTTTCAGAACAACTAATAATAGATAGTCTAGCAGATTATCTAAGCAACATAGAGACAAGGCGCACTAAAGAGCGTGAATACCTTCTAGATTTCTACGAAGGCTTTAATATCGAGGAATATGTAGGAGAATACTTTGGCTCAGAAAGCCTCCAGCAAGTTCCAACGTACACGCAGAACCTAACGCGCAGAGTATGCAAGGCCAGAGGACAAGCCTACAAAAGACCTCCACGCATAAGTGCAGACCCTAGATACAATGAACTTGCAGACCTACAAGGTCTTAATTCTAAGCGTAGGCAATTAGAGCAGACTACATTTTTGCTAGGAACGATGGCTTACCGCAGTTTATGGAACGAGAAGAAAAATAGAGTAGAGTATGAACTACTTCCATTCTTTGAACCGTTATTCTTACCAGGAGAGAAAGAGCCGTTTGGCGTTATCTATGCTATTGAAAACGAAGGAATGTCTAAGCTTGCAAATCAAGAGTATATTGTATGGACAGCAGACAGGGATGGTATGCCTGGTAAACACTTCGGTATTGATGCACATGGTGACAAGTATTCGTTTAATGAAGGGGATGTCAACCCCTACGGAATTTTACCAGTATCCTTCTGCCATCGCTACTCTCCAATTCGAGACTTTTGGGTTGGGGATGCTAGTGATGTCGTAAATGCTGACCTAGCACTTTCAGTAGCAGCTATGGAAATATCGTTGTGCATCAGGCTTGGTGCTATCGGTGTCAAGTTCGTAACAGGTGTAGATGATCGCTCACGCATTTCTATGGGTGTAGATAAGATTTTATATCTTCCAGAAGGCGCTAACTTTGGTGTCACAGGCCCAAGTGCTAGTATCGATGATTTAATTAAAGGTGCTAAGTATCTTGTAGAGACTACTCTAAACAATAATCAGTTAAGAGTAAAGTTCATTGATTCTCATGGTAACGCAGAATCAGCAGAAGCTTTGAGAGTACAAGAGATTGACAACTACTCAGAGGTACAAGCCAATATCGAAGACACTTGGAGAGCATGGGAACACAATCGGTATGACATAGACCGCAGAATTATTGAAGTGCAGACAGGTCAGAAACTAAGTGCAGACTATCTAGTAGATTTTGAAGAGCCACAGATTCTATCACCGTCAGAAGAACGCGAGATGTTTACCTGGTTGTTCCAGAACAAACTTGCTACGCGCAAGTCATATCTTATGCTAAAGAATCCAGATATGCTACCAGAGGATGCTGAAAAGCTACTCGAAGAAGTAGATGACTCAGAAGGATCAGGGAATAGGCTTTTAGATAGACTGCAAAGCTAATGCCTTTAGACAGTACGATCGACCAAGCGGTCGCAGACTTTGAGTCTAGACTTACCGAGGCTCAGAATCAATTCACAGAAGATGTAGAAAATTTAAGGGAGCAGGGGCTATCCACAGAAGAGATACTGATTATTATAGGCGGTATCACTATGGTCGATTACTGGCTAATTGACCTTCAGATGCAACAAGCGGTCAATAGACTAATGATGTCATTCGACACATTACTTGACGATGCAGTATTCTTTGGTCAAGTATCAGAACCACAACTAGTAGCACTTCGCAGGATGCAACAAGCATCTATCTTGCGTTATGCGAATGACATCGGAGAAAGGGTCAGGCTATCTTTAGTGCAAGGCGTTCTACAGAAGATGCCTCAAAAAGACATTAGAGCAATGCTACTGCGAGATCTATCGATCAAACCGTATCAAGTAGACACGATTATTACTACTTCAATGGCTACTTACTCTAGGTCGCTTACGCTTTTACAGTTAGAGGACAATCCAGAGCAACGCCTGATTTATCAAGGCCCAATGGATTCTAAGACTAGACCTGTCTGTATACGGATGTTAAAAGAGAATGGGTTGACACAATCTCTAGTAGAATCTAAATATCCAGGCGCTTTACGAGATGGCGGTGGTTTTAATTGTAGGCATCAATGGGTCGCTTTGTCACCTAAAACGCAAAATAGAGACATACAGCAAAAAGCTAAAGTAGCTTATCAAGGTATGCAGGATAAGGCAAAGAAGAAAGGCAGGGCATTTAAAGTGCCAAAAACATTAGAAGAGTATTACGGATGATTAATTTTCAAAAAGCATTTAAGTTTGGCAGACCATTTTTTGAGAGTGTTGGTCGCACAGTTTTAAAATTACATAAAAGAAGAATCTTTAATGAAGGGCGAAATCCAGCAATGAAGCCCTTTGCTCCTTATACCGAAGCCTATAGAAAACGTAAAATGGCTGGTAAGGCTGCTAAAAATCAAGTAAGTAGAAGCGGTAAGCCTGATTTAACCTTAACAGGAAGAATGAAAAAAGCTTTTAATTATATAAAGTCTTCTTCACATGGATTTGAATATGGAATTATTGAACCAGATATGGCGGAACGTATGGAATTTCAAGGCCCTAAGAAAAAGAAGAAAGCTAGAGTAAGATTTGTATCAACTAAACTAAATCCTTTACCCATAAATGAACAAAAGCTTATTGCCAGAGAAATGGAAAATGAGCTTATTAAGAATTTCAAAAAAGAAATTCGCAAAAACGGCATGGGTTATAAGGTATACACCATATAGGAGAAATTATGGAAACGGACTCTAAAGTAGTCGCTCAGGAAGAGCAACCTGTAGAACAAGGCAATGTTCAAGAAAGTACCGACAGCAGCGCTGATGTTGGACAACTTATCGCAGATGCGAAAAAATACAGACACCAGCGCCAGGAAGCTGAAGCAAAGGTAAAGGAATTGCAAGGTCAACTCGATGAAAAAGATGAAGTAGAGATGCAGAAGAACAACGAGTGGCAGGACTTAGCTACCAAGTACAAGTCTGAACGAGACGAGTACAAATCTCAGGCAGAAGAAGGCGCACAGATTAAAGAATCTGTACGAAAAGACCTTCTGAATCAGCTATCTGACGAAGATAAAGAGTTTGCGATAGATCTGGATACTTCAAAACTCCAGAAATTCGTAACTCGATCATTTAATCAGAAAGTTAAAACGAATGAATCGTACTCTACACCAATGCCAGACCGCTCTGTCAATCCGTTCGCGGAAATGAACAAAGACGAGAGGCAAAGGAATTGGAATAAGGTTCTTTCAAATTACGCTAAAAAATAGCGTGGAAAGTAGATAACCACTATGGCATTATCAGAAAATTTTGCTGGCGCATCGGTTACCACTACCACCGCTGCTAATTTTATACCTGAAATTTGGACTGATGGAATAAAAGCATATTTAGAACGCAATCTTGTGTTCGAACAATGTGTTGATACTTCCCTCAATGGCCTTGTTAAAGGTAATAAAGGTGATACATATCATATCCCTAAATTAGCAGAGGTTAGTGATGCCGCTAAAGCAGCAGAAACACTCGTAACTTACGCAGCTTCAACGCATGCAAAGGCCGATCTTACGATTGACCAGCATCGTTACGCTGCAAAACTCGTTGAAGACATAGCATCTGTACAATCAATCCCAGGTCTTTTTGAAAAAGAAGTATCAGGTATGGCGTACGCGCTTGCTAAGACTTATGACGCATTTATTGAGTCTAAAGTTGAAGCAGCAACTACAAATAGTACAGCGCTAGCAGCAGACAACACAATCACAGCAGCAGAAATCAGAGGCGGAATGAAGACTTTGATGGAAGCTGATGTAGACACGAATGAGTGTCACTTTGTTGTTTCTCCTGCATTGTATACTGCAATGCTCGGAATCAGCGATTTCGTAGATGCTTCTAAAATGGGCGCAGGCCCATCTGGATTGAAGAATGGTCAAATAGGAATGCTTTACGGTATGCCTGTTCTCCACTCAACAGTCATGGGAGCTGCAACTGGAACTGGTACCGAAGTTGGATACATTTTTCATCCTTCAGCCGTTTCCGCAGCTAGACAATTAGAGCCAAGAGTACAGAGCGAATATTCTGTAGACTTCTTGGGTACTAAAGTCGTAGCTGATATGCTTTACGGAGCAGTCACAGTTTTTGAGGGTAGAATCCAAGAGTTCAAGAATCCTTAATCACTAATAGGAGTTATATGGGGGCTTTCATTAGCCCCCATTCCTTTTTTAAATCCAGGGTAATATATAAATGGCTACAAATCTAAAAGGCATAAATCTAAAAGGCTTAACATCAAGACAAAAAAGCCAAATGCAGAGGCATAAAACGCATCACACTAAAAGGCATTTATCAAAAATGGCTACAGTAATGCGTAAAGGCAAAACTTTCGCACAGAGCCATAGGATTGCACAAAGAGCCGTAGGTAGATAATGGCTATAAATTATAGAGGTGTAAAATTCTCTGGTTACAATAAACCAAAAAGAACACCAGCGCACAAAACAAAAAGTCACGCAGTTCTAGCAAAGTCAGGGTCTAAAGTAAAATTGATTCGCTTTGGACAGCAAGGCGTTAAGGGTGCTGGTAAGAATCCAAGATCAAAAGCAC